CTAGTTCCGATTGAGGAATTGTCTTTAGATGCGGCGTATAACAATGCTACAATAAATGGCAAGTAGTGTTAAATATCATAAAACATATTTAAAGCTACATAAGGAGTATGAGGCTTATGCTTATCCCATCATTAAGAAGGCACTAGATGATCAGACAGGTGCAGTTGCTGACTTTGTCAATGAGGATACGTTTGATAATATCGAATTATACATTCAGTTCTTAGTTCAGCAAAAACCTTTATATTCTGGATTAGAAAAGATTTACACAAAGGTTGGCGTATCAGCTGCGACATTTTCCTATGACTGGATTAGAAACTCAGTACCTAAAACCAAAAAGGATTTTATAATAGATTTCTTTAATGCTGCATGGTATGAAGAGATGGTGAATTTCTTTAGGCTTGTTGGTGGCACTACAGTTCAGGGTATTGATGATACAACAAAGAATATTATTAATAACTTATTATCTAATATTTTAGGACAAAATTTGTCCAGACGAGATCAGGCTAAATTATTTCAAGAAACATTAAACGATCCTGCATATAACAGAGCAAGGTCTTTGGTTATTGCAAGAACCGAGTCAACAAAAACCGCAAACTTTGGGATTAACATGGGTGCTGAGAGTTCTGATTACGAGGTGCAAAAGTTTTGGATAAACACAAAGGATAAGCGCACAAGGCGAAGTCATTTGCTAATGACGCAAGATAGAATAGCCATAAATCAGCCTTTTATAGTTGGTGGCGTTCCAATGATGTATCCGGGTGAGGTTGGCGCACCTGCAGCTGAGGTTGTTAATTGCAGATGTGTAATGGCAACGGAAGCTATAAAGGATGCAGATGGATTGCCGATATTGAAGCCGAGAACACCAGCCTATATGAGAAAAGCTAAAACCTATACAGACTACCCACAGGCAGCAACTAATAACGCAAAAAGAGCCTTAAAATGGGTTGAATCAAACGGATGGGGCGAATGTGGAACGCCTGTGGGCAAAGCTAGAGCTAGACAGTTAGCAAACAGAGAACCTTTGTCTAGAGATACAATCGCTAGAATGGCATCTTTTAAAAGACATCAACAACATGCAGATGTTCCATATTCAGAGGGTTGCGGTGGTTTAATGTGGGATGCATGGGGTGGTACGGCAGGAGTTGAATGGGCGATAAGAAAATTAAAAGAAATAGATAATGAATAGTATATTTACATAAAATTTTCAATTATGAAAGGATTATTGGAATACAAAAACTATAAAGCCGAGATTAAGGACATGGATCCCGAAAGGATGACTGTTACCGGTTACTTTGCGAGTTTTGGGAATATGGATTATGATGATGATATTATAATGCCAGGCGCAGCGACAAAGACAATTGCAGAACGCGGCCCGATGGGATCAAATGAGATATTCTTTTTAAATCAGCATAACTACGCACAACCGCATGGTAAACCAATGGTTTTAGAGGCGCAGGAGAAAGGTATTTACTTTGAAAGTAAGATTGCACCTACAAGCTACGGAAAGGATGCAATGATTCTTTATGCAGAGGGTATTGTTGTTCAGCATTCCATTGGGTTTAGTACGATTAAGTCAGACTATGATCAGCAGACAGGAATGAGAATGATTAAAGAGATTAAGTTATACGAGGGATCAAATGTAACTCTAGGAGCTAATCCAAATACTCCATTTACAGGATTCAAGTCCTTGACAATGGCAGAGATTAATGACCAGATTGGTAAAATGATTAAGTTACTAAAAGATGGTAGCTTAACGGATGAAGGCTTCGGCAGATTGGAAATTGCATTAAAGCAGTTCCAATTAGAGGCTTTCAATTTAGGAAAAAATTCACTATTAGGTAAAGAGCCGGTAAAGTCCACTCCTAAAACTGATGAGCCGAATATATTAACAAGTTTAATTAACGTCTTAAAAAATTAGAAATGGACAATTTAGAATTAAAGGCTCAGGAGTTGCTAGATGCAAACAAAGCCAAAACATTAGATGAAGCAAAGACTATCATCGCAAACGCTATCAGCGAAGCTACAAAGGCAGCTGATTTAAAGCTAGAGGAATTGCAAAAATCTACATCTGTTAGAATTGATGCAATGGACAAAGCATTGTTAGAAGCGCAATCACAAGCTAACAGAATAAAAATGGATGCTAAAGAAGCAAACCCAATTTCTTTCAATCAAGCATTTGCTACTGCTATGGATGAGAACTCTGATAATTTGGAGAAATTCCGTAGAAAAGAGATCAAGCAGTTTGCAATGGAATTAAAGACAGTTGGCGATATGTCATTAGCTAACATTACTGATCTTGCTGCTGCAAACGTGCAGATGCTACCAGGTATCATTCCTGCTGCGCCACGTAAGTTGCACATTAGATCATTGTTACCTACTGGAGTTATGACTACCTCTGCAATTCACTATCTTCAAGAGACAGGATCAGAGGGATCGGTATCTCCGTTCTTAGATAACTCTGGAACAAAATCACAGATTGATTACGATTTGACAGAAGAGGTTGCACCAAGTGAGTTTATCGCAGGATTCTTGCGGATTACTCGCAAGGCTTTAGATGATATCTCAGCTATGCGTTCTTATCTTCAAAGCCGCTTGTTAGAGCAATATTTAGATGCAGAAGATAATCAGCTATTGAATGGGACTGGTGTATCTCCGCAGCTAGGTGGTTTAATTACTAACGCTGAGGCTTACTCAGGATTTCGTACTATTCAGGTTGAGAAGTTGCTAGATTCAATTGCACAAGTTGAAAGCAATAACCACTCTGCAAATGGTATCTTGTTAAGTCCAGAGCAGTTTTATGCTTTAATGCTTACTAGAGGAACTACTAATGACTACACCCTTCCAGGTGGAGTTGCAGTTGATCTTGTAAATGGTCAGTTGTTTATCTCTGGAGTTCCTATCTTTAAGTCTACTGCAATGAGTGATTCTAAGTACATCGTTGGAGACTGGGCAAAAGGTGCGCAGCTATTTGTACGTGAGAATCCTATTGTAAGATTCTTTGAGGAAGATGGTACTAACGTTCGTGAGAACAAGATTACAGTTCGTGTTGAAGGTAGAATTGCTTTACCTATCTACTATACTGATGCATTTGTGACTGGTTCACTTAATGCTAATCCAAGCTAACTTTTTTAGTGTTTATGGGGAAGCCTGTCGAGAAATCGGCAGGTTTTTTTTGTTTCATTAAGTTATTAAAATAAATTATATTTGTTTTATGAAAAGGGTAATCAATTTCTCAGGTGGTAAAACATCAGCATTAATGACTATTCTTTTAAAGCCAACAGAAAACGATATTGTTTTATTTACAGATACAGGCAGAGAGCATCCATTAACATACAAGTTTATAGATGACTTTGAGCGTAACGAAAATATAAAAGTGCATAGAGCAGAATACACTCATAAAAAAGCTCCAGGATTAAAAGGTTTTGATGCATTAATTGAGTACAAAAGGTATGTACCAAATAGAGTGCAAAGAATTTGTACGGCAGAATTAAAGATATTAACTGCTAAAAGATATTTAAGAGATTTAGGTATTAGAACATTTGAGAATTATATAGGCTTTAGAGCAGATGAAGAAAGAAGAGTAAATAATTACAATAATCAATACAAAAAGGTATACCCAAAATTTCCTTTATTTGATAGAGGAGTTAATAAAGAAATGGTTAATCAGTATTGGCTAACAAGATCATATACTTTAGAGATACCATCAATTTTAGGTAATTGCGATTTATGCTTTTTAAAGGGTAAGGATAACATAATAAAAATTATGCAACACTTTCCTGAGTTAGCTCAGAGATGGATTGACGATGAAGCAAAAGTAAAAGATATGGGCTATAAAAAAGGCAAAGCAACTTATTTTAATGGGATAAGTTATGCCGAATTATTTAGATCAGCACAATCTCAAAAATCATTATTTGATTTACAAGATGCTTTGCCAGTTTATGATTGTTCATGCACTAATTAATATGTTCAAAGCCAACTTTATAGGTCAAGCAGGATTATACAAAAATCAGGAGTATGTTATCTGCATTGGCGTTATAAATGGTTGGATTCATGTGCGAAGAAAGTGCGGAGCAGGTCGCGTAAATTACCCATCAATATTAGAGTTCCTGAGAGATTGGGATAACATCCGTAAAATATGAGAATTTTCCATTTAGGATTAATGGTTGCGCCACCTCCTAATGATTCGGCACGTAAAGCCTTTATTGCAAATTGTGATGATTACATCGAACTATCAACAGGCGCAAAAGATGTAAACCAAGAGGCGGTTAGGATTGCCAGAGAGTTTAGGCCCGATATCATCTTTATGCAGATTCAATCACCTAACATTATACATATTGAAACAGTTAAAGCTATGCGTGAAACAGGCGCATGGATTTGTAATTGGAATGGCGATATAAGAGATGAAACGCCAAAATGGATGATTGACATGGCGCCTCATATAGATAAGACTTTGTTCTCTAATATGCGAGATGTTGCAAACGTAGCGAATGGCGGATATTTAGAGATAGGTTACGATCCTGAGATATACAAGCCAGAGGGCGAGATAGGCACTTGCAGAGATATTTCATTCTTTGGTAATAATTATGGAGGCGATAAATTTCCGCTTAGCAGGTTGCGAATAGACATGAATACGATGCTACATAAGCATTTTAACGATAGGTATGGTGTTTATGGAAACAACTGGTTTAATGTAGCCGGTAACTATAATCATTCACAAGCTGAGGAGTCAAAAGCATACAGAGGTACTAAGATAGCTATTAACCTAAGCCATTACGATGAAGATTCTTATAGCTCAGATAGAATTTACAGAATATTAGGCTCAGGGGCTTTTTGTTTATGCAAGGCTTATCATAATATGCCTTTTATAGATCATGTTCACGTAAGGACATGGAATAGCCTTTATGATTTAATGGTATTGCTAAGATACTATCTGGATGACCATAAAGAGGAACGGGATCTAATAGCCAAGCAAGGCAATGAGTTTGTCAAGGCTAATTATACATTTGATAAAATGGTAAAGAATTTAATTAAGATATATGAGCAAAATTAAGGT